AAAAACAACACACTTATGACATCGACCAATTAAAACAAGCCGTTGCGGAAATTAAACAAGAGCACCTTGTCAAACTCAATGAAATCGAACGCTCACACATACATGAAGTTGAAAACATACGCAACAATTTTTTAAAACTACTAGCAACGGAACATGCGAAAGACATGAGCGATTTGAATGACTGTGCGGTCTTGCCGTTCTACATCAAGCCATTTATCAAGGCGCATTTGAAAGCGCTTGATGAATTTAAAAAAAGAAAGTATGAAAACACACCTCAAAAGATTGTTGAGTCATACGACATTGAACATTTGCGGGTTGAATAATTCAAGCCCGCTCGTGTGTTTTCAATTTTGAAATGCGAAAAAATCGATCCAAATTTGCCGATTTCAAAATTTGAAGAGACGGCGTGAAAAGTTCATCACCGCCTCATGCGTTACCGTCTCCAATGGTTAGACAATACACTTTCACCTCTAATGTTTCGCCTTGTTCTTATAGCTCCAACACTTATTGTTGAGCCTACTCCGTACTGTTTAAGCCAATTGAAAGCATATGCGCAAGCGTCGACAATATCGTCGTGTTTTCCGAGAGGAAATGAACGCAATTGTTTTATAAACTCGCCTCTCACGGTCGGATTGCTCAAATAAACGTGAACCTTGCCGTCGAGAATTGCTTGACGAAACGGTGTTGCTCTGTCTACTTTTGCACCAATGGGTTTGCTTTGTTGTGTAATATACCCCTCTAAATATCCCCTATATTCTTTAAAGAGAAACTCCGCAGCACCTCCCGATGTTCCCGTCTCTAATAATACAGTTACGTTCGAGGTGTCCGCCTGCGCTACTTTCAACAAGTGTTGTTTTAAATAATCGCCGTATTGTCCGTGTTGAATGTCCGTGATTATATATTCATCACCGCTTGTGCGGTGCATGAGAACCCCTGCGCTTGAGTCTCTCTGAATACCTTTTGAGTCGTCCGAGTATGCCAAATCCCACGAGCGACAAGTCCGCAATGTTTTATTTGAAGTGTCAAAGCGTTCGTCATCGTGAAACATGACATTGTCGAGGTTAAAGAATGAGCCCGTTTCATCAAGGGGCTTTTGTTGAAATATACATGAAAACAAACGCTCGCCCATTTCCTCGAGTTGTGCATTGAGAAACTCGATTGAGTAACGTTCCGCCCACAATGGCGTGCCGTCCTCTTTGATTGCAGGATACGAGAAAAACTCATATTTGTCGGGTGAATGTTCCTGCAAGTACCCGATTAAATCCGAGCTTGCCCAACGGGTGTGCAATATCATGAGCTTTGTGTCGGGCTCTTTTCTCTGCAATATCATTGTTTTAAACCATTCTATCTTTTTCTCGAGTAGTGTCGGCGTTATATCCGCAAAACCCTTGTAAATATCGTCTAGAATGAGAATGTCGGCGTCTTGCCCCGTAATTGAGCCGTTTGAACCCGTGAGTCTTATTGAACCCTTGTATAAATTGCCTTTGCGGTCTTCAAACTTCAAATGTGTGCTTGAGTGTTTAACATCGGACACTTTCACGTCAAATATTTCGCCGTACTCTTTCACATACTCTCGCAGACGTATTCCGAAGTTTTCGGACAATGTCGCCTCCGCATTTACAATAAGAATGTTTGTGTCGGGGTCGTGAAAGATAAGCCACAAAGGAAACGCAATTGTCATGATTGAGCTCTTTGAATGTCGAGGCGGAACACTGACGCATAAATGCTTTGAATTGTCCTCTAAATACAAAGACATGAGCAAATCTGCAAGCTCTTTGATATGCGGGGCGTCTACATAGTCTTTATATCTTAAAGCAATGAAATTATAATAAAACTCATACAAGTCAAGAGTCATGTTTTCAATGTCTTCAACATCAAGGTTTCTCAAGAGGTTCACGAGTTCCTTTTTCATAATAGCGCTCCTTTATTCTTTGTTTATTGAAAATATTTCTCATGTCAAACGGTAACTCTTCAACATCGTCCTCAAGCAAACTCATTTTAAACAACGGCTCGAGCTCAAAGGCTTGCTCGACATGTTCATTCATGAGAACCGCATTTGCGTTGATGTAGAAACAAAAGCAGATGAACCCGTCGAGGTTCACGAATTTGTCCTCATACTCTTCGGTGATGAAAAACAATTGCTCGACGGCTAATTCGTACGCCTTGACATCATTTTGCATAAATGCGTTGTAATATTTTTGTGTTAAATAAAAGATGTATGCTTTGAGCTTGTCTTTGCTCAAGTTCATTAATACGTCTTTGCTTTTAATCGCCATTGTCTGACACCTTGCCCGTGCGTAATTGCTCGAATTTATACTCAAGTTCCTCGACCTCTTGCACCTTGTCGGGTGATAAAACTATGACCTCATCGGTGTCGGGGTTCAACATCAAACCCCTCTTGAGTTCTGCGAGCTCTCTTTCGTAGTCCTCGAGTTGTCTGTCTTTTAATGCACGCAAACCGATGTTGCACACATTTGACCGTGCCTTTATCCTATCAATGCGCACTTTCTCTTTTTGTTGGTCTCTAATCTGTCCGACATATTCCCGCTCTTTTAAATACTCATTCATTTCGATTAATGAGTCAATGAAGTATGAGCGGATTTCCTGCGCCGTGTTCTTTGACGTGATTGTTGTAGGCACGTACTCTTTGCGCTTTTTTCGTCCTCTTTTTGCCATTACATAAACACCTCTTTGTGAATTTGATTTGATTTAATAAAGTTGTCTTTGCATTTTAATTCTAGGGTCAAGCATTCTAACCCTTTTGTTTTGAAGTCCTTGAAATAAGACGGGGGGCTTGCAGTATTTTGCATTATAGAAACCCCCTTGCTATGTCAAGTATTTTGTCTTTGTCGGTTGTGCCCTCTAGCCGTGAAATAAACTCATAATAGTTGAGTGAGATTGCGCAGGTGCTACAATAGAACCTTTGCGGATATACAACGGCGGACGGGTGGACGTCGTGGTGAAAAGGACATGAGACAATTGTTTTGCCCGTTTCTCTTTTGCCGTCTATACCGTAAGCGGTGGCAATGTCTCGCAAATCGATTTCATTAAAACTCTTGTAGTTTTTGCCGTATTTCTTTTGCATTTGAATGCGTTTCTCTCGGTTTTCACGTTCGAGTCTTTTTGCCCGTTCTTTTTTCTTAAATTGAATTTCTTTGTCGAGTTTCATGAGCATGCGGTTGAAACCCTGCGGGGCTTTGTACTCTTCAAAGTCGAAGTCATGAGGGCGTCTTGATTTGCTCTTGATTACGGTGAGCAATTCATCATAAGAAAGCCCAACATCAAGCGGTCGGGTAATTAAGCCCGTTTTTGAGTGTGTGCCGTACGGTATACGCTGCAAACGTTTGTGTGCTTTTGTACGGTCAAAGACATTAAAGTCAATATAGTTGAGCCCGAGTTCTTTTGAATAACTGCGAGCAAGTGTTTTTTGAATGTCCGAGAGATTTGTGAGTTGCATTTCATCAAAGAACACGTTGACATGTGCACCTTTTGACCCGCTAAATGTCAAGTAAGGATTGAGACCGAACCGTTGCAGGTAAGTGCACAAGGTTGTCGCCTCTCTGTAGACATCACGCAACAAGTCGTCCTCGAAGATTAACTCACGGAAACGTTGTTGCAGTTCAACACGTTTGAGTTTCAGTTCTCGACCGTCAAGAGTTAAATTCGCCGTTTTAAACTCTTGTTTCAACATCTGCACGTCTGTGTTGTCCTCAATATCGAAATCAAAAAAGAGGCGGTCGCAATACCTTTTTGAGATTGCCCCGTCTGTGAAATCTGCAAGTGTTTTAAAGTAGGTGATTTCACCCGCTAGTGTTCCGCCTTTTGCTCTTGTTTTCTCAACAATCCAATTCGGCGCACGGGTGAGACTGTCATCAAGTTCAACATTGTACTTGCTCGCTTTGAGGCTTGTTGCCTCGTATTCAATGCGCTCTCGCCCTTTTATGAAATATTGAGTCTTATCATATAAAAAACGGTAATTTCTCAACATGTGCCCGTTGTAGTAACTGACATAATACTTGCGCAGTGAGGTTCGAGGGTTTTTGCCGTCTTTAGTCTTCAACATACTGTCCTCACCTCGTCGAAGTTATACCCGAGCAGGTCTGCAAACTCATTTGTTGCAATGACGTGAAATTCACCGTTGCAGTAGTATTCAACATCTAGCAAACGGGATTGTTTCAACATGCGGATTGTATCTTTGACTTTCTCGTGAAATACTTCAATGTCGTCGGGGTTTATGAGGTTTAATTGCTCAAAGTTTTCAGATAAAAAGCGGGTGATGTAAGAGGGGGCGGTTGCCTCATTACAACACACGCCGAAGATTGCCTCGAGCATGACTTTGTTGAAACTCATTTGTGTTCACCTCTTGCAGCTTGTACGAGGTCAACAAACTCGGGGGTTAATTCGTAACGGTTGCCCGTAAATTCAAGTAAGTCGTGCATGAACATGTTGTTTAAATGGCGCTTGATTTTCAACGGTGTTGTCTCATTGTTGAAGTCATAAGGGTCGACGGTTTCGTGTATATAGTTGACAATGTCTTGCTCGGTTGCAGTGCCTTTCACCTGCAGAAACTCGAAAGTTTGTTGTGCAATTTCAACATCAATAAGTTTCTCGTCTAAAACTTCTTT